ACCGGGTCGCCGAGCTCCACGATCATCGTCGCGGTCAAGGCCGGGGAAATCTACCTGGCTGACGACGGCGAGGTCACGGTGGACGCGAGCGATCAGGCGTCGGTCGAAATGGTCGACTCGTCCTCGGTGACTGGCATCGTCGGTACCGGCGCCAGTGTGGTCAGCCTCTGGCAGACCAACATGGTCGGCCTGAAGGTGATCCGCGCGGTGAACTGGAAGCTGCGCCGCACCGGCGCGGCTCGGTACATCTACAACGCGGCCTACAGAGCGTAGGCGTAACACTTGCTATGTCACCTCCTTGTGGATGTTTCTCGTCCACAGGAGGTGGCCAGCATGAGCACGAAAGCACAGGTGGGCGCGGTGTCAACAGCAGACAAGCCGAAGAAGCCAGCGGCCGACGAACCAGCGCCGAAGCCGGCACCGAAGCCGACGCCCCCGACGAATCCGGCGCCCGAGCCGGACGGCAATACGCCGGTGGACGTGCAGCAGACGCAAGAAGAACTCGATCGCGCACGGCCGCACGATCAGCCGTAGTTCACACACGGGACGGTCCTGCCGCGTTCGGTGGGGGCCGTCCCAGTCGTTCTCCCTGCGCTAAGGGGGTACCCGTCATGGCGTTCGACAACTTCACACCCACGAAGGTGCGCGCACTGGTGGAATGTCCGCAAGGGCAGCAGCCTGGCGAGGTGTTTGAAGTCACCGCTGATGTGGCGGACATCCTTGTGTCTGTCCAGTCAGTCGAACTCGTTTCCGCCGACACTCCTCTCGGCAAGCCCAAGCGTGGCCTCTACAACCGGCGGGATCTGCGGGCCAAGCCCTGATGCGGATTGGGCCGTTCGAGTTGTCGTGGCGGACGAAGGGCAGCGCCAGCGCGGCGCTCGGCGACGGCATCACGCATTTGCCCGCCGGCAACGCGGGGTGGTGGCCAATAATTCGTGAGAGTTTCGCAGGAGCCTGGCAGCGTGGCGTGATCGTGCCGGTCGAGGACGCGCTGACGCATCCCACCTATTGGGCAGTGGTCACGCTCATCGCTGGGGACATTGCCAAGATCCGGCCGATGCTGGTGCGGGATGAAGACGGCATCGACATCGAGATCGAGCACAGCTCGCCGTACGGGCCAGTTTTGGAAAGGCCCAATCACTACCAGAACCGGATCCAGTTTTTCACCTCGTGGATGCTGTCGAAGCTGATGCGCGGCAACAGTTACGCGCTAAAGGCGCGGGACGCCCGCGGCATTGTCACTGATCTCTATCTGCTCGATCCGCTGCGGGTGCGTCCCGTCGTGTCCACTACCGGCCAGGTCTATTACGCCTGCCAGCAGGATCTGCTTGCGGACATCACTGAGGCAAACGTGGTGATCCCGGCGCGCGAAATCATCCACGACATCGGCTTTGCGCCGTATCACCCGCTGATTGGGTTCTCGCCGGTCTATGCCTGCGGTCACACGGCCATGCAGGGGCTGACGATCGTCAACAACGCGACGCGCCATTTCCGGCAGGGGTCGCAGGTGGGCGGCGTGCTGACGGCGCCGGGGCAGATCAGCGAGAGCACAGCCAAGCGCCTTGAAGAGTACTGGCAAGCCAACTATGCGGGCGAAGCCAACATTGGCAAGGTGGCGGTGCTCGGCGATGGGCTGAAGTTCGAGAAGCCGACGGTGATGTCAGCGGTAGATTCGCAGCTCATCGACCAGTTGAAGTGGGGCGACGAGAAGATCTGCAGCGTCCACCACGTGCCGCCGTTCATGGTTGGCGTCGGGCCACTCCCCAGTTACAACAACGTCGAAGCCCTCGGCCAGCAGTACTACGGGCAGTGTCTGCAGTACTACTTCGAGTCGCTGGAACTGTGCCTGACCGAAGGGCTTGAGCTCGAGCGTGTCGGGTTCGAGGTGGAGTTCGACATCGGCGAGCTGGATCGCATGGACTCGGTGCAGCGCATGGAAGTCGCCACGAAGGCCGTCACTGGTGGTGTGTGGACTCCGGACGAGGCTCGGGCGCGGTTCAATTTGCCGGCTGTTGAGAGTGGCGGCAAGGTATTCATGCAGCGCCAGAACTGGCCTCTTGAATTGCTCGGCTCTGACATTCCTCCACCGCCCGCGCCACTGCCAGCTAATCCGCCAGCAATGCCAGAGGCGCCGAAGCCTCCTGAACTGCCGGAGCCGAAGGGGCTGGACCGGGCAGAACTGCTCGCGGCGGTGCTGAGGCGGCTTGAGGTGGCGGCATGAGCGATACCGAAGCCATCGCAGACGTAATCGGGACCGCTGTCAAGGCGGCGACGAATCCGCTAGCGATGGATCTCAAGGTGCTCCAGAACCAGGTCGGGCTCTGGGAGATGCGCTGGAACGACATCGCGGCGCTTCGTGAACGAGTGGCGCTGGTAGAAGCCAGGGCCATGCAGCCAGGGCCGCCCGGCGAGCCTGGCCCTGCCGGCCCGGCTGGGGAGCGGGGTTCCGACGGGCTCCCAGGTTCACCGGGCGAGCGTGGCGCAGATGGCATGCCTGGCGGCCTGCCGATGGATCTGCTGGATCGTCTCAATGCGCTCGAGCGCCGTGCAGTGCCGTCGGTGGAAGTGCCGCCAGAGGAGATCGTCCAGAGCCTTGCGGCGACGGTGCGCGCGGAGCTTGAGGCGGTGGTGTCGACGCAGCGGCAGAAGCGGGTGCTCCGGGATGAGCAGGGCCGGATCGATCGCGTGATTGACGAGCCGGTCGCGTGAGGCTGATTGCATGGCGCTAAACACCAAGATCTCGAACGCCTCCGCCAGTGCCGCGGCCGATGCCGTGTGCGTGTTGGCTAACACCGGGTACCTGCGGATCTACGACGGGACGCAGGCGGCCGATGCGGACACCGCGATTGGTGCTCAGGTGCTGCTGGCCGAGTTGCGGCTGAATGCCACGGCATTCGGTGCGGCGGTGAACGGGGTGGCCACGGCCAACGCGATTACGGCGGACAGTTCGGCGAATGCCAGCGGGACGGCGACGTGGTTTCGGGTGTTGAAGTCGGACGGCACGTCGTCGCTGTTTGATGGCAGCGTCGGCACGTCTGGCGCCAACTTGAATCTGAACTCGGTGGCGATCTCGAGCGGGGCGGCGGTCAGCATCTCGTCGCTGACGTACACGCAGAAGAAGATCGAGTAGTGGCGACGTTCGTGTTGGTGAAGCGCAATCGGAACCCTGGCGAGATCGAGCGCAGCGCCCAGGTGAAAGCGCGAGAATATCTGGCTACCGCGACGATCACGATCAACATGGATGTGGCAGACGTGACGAACCCAGCAACAGATGTCAACGCCTTTCTGGAGTGGGATCCGGACGGCGCCGGGCTGCGCTTTCTGGCAGGGACACGGCTGGAGGGGCGTCCGAACAACTACACCGGGCCGGGGTTCGAGCCGTTTATTTCGCTTGGGCCAGAGGTCTGCGTGCTGATGCGTGGGAAGCCGGTGCGCGGCACGTTACAGGCCACGACCACGGTCGGAACAGTGGGCGCCACCGTGGAGATTACCTAAGTGGCCATCGCGCTCGTGCAGGCGTGGGCTTCGGCGACAGGGTCAGGGACATCGATCGCGCTGGCCTATCCCACGGCGCCCACGGCGACCTCGCTGCTGATTGCGTGTGTGGGGACCGGTGACGGCGGCACGGTGATCACGTCGGTCACGGACAGCCAGGTCAACTCGTGGACGATTGATCAGAAGTTCACGCAAGGCGCGGCGATCGAGTCCTCGATCAGCTCCATGCCGAATGCGCCAGGCGGGGCGGATACGGTGACGGCCAACTTTTCGGCGTCGGCGTTTGCGTCGAATCTGGCCCTTGGGGAATACAGCGGGGCGGCGTCCTCAAGTCCCAAGGATCAATCGACGGGTGCCGGCGGATTCTCAGCGGCGCCGAGCTCGGGCAACGTCACGACGACGCAGGACGGGGAACTGCTTGTCGGGACTGCGTGCAGCACGATCACGGCCGCGACGCATTCCGCTGGGAGCCTGGCGAATGAGCGGATCGACAACGCCGGCAACCGTCCGTTGTTCGTGCAGGACACGATCGGGGCGTCCATCGGGACCATCGCCAGCAGTTCGACGGTGACAGGTGGCAACCAGAACTGGGCCGCGTGTATCGCCACGTATAAGGCATTGGCGGCCAGGCCACAGGCGGCGTCGCGGTTGTTTCTGGGAGTAGGGATGTGAGCACGGGCTATGTGCAGGTGGCGCCGGACTCAACAGGGAAGTACATCCGGAACGAGTCGCTGTACGTCCCGGTCGATCTGCTAGACGGCACCGGGCCGGTGACGACACTTGTCCAGCAGCAGGTGGTGACGCCTGCGGACGTCTGGGGCAAGGTTGCTGATCCCGATCTCTCGTCTCGGCTGCAGGAACTGATCGACACTCAGGACCAGATGCTCGAATTGTTGACGCTCATTGGCGTCTCAGCGAGCAGCACGCCTCCGGCTCGTGTGCTCGGCATGACTGGGCTCCCGCAAAAGGCGTCCCCACAGAATCCTGTTCGGCACTTGGGCGATCTGTTCGGGCGTCAGGTGGTGCTTCCCAATGCGATCCGTGAGCAGGTGGGCACTCAGACCACCACGATCAGTGCGAGCACCACCGAAACCACGGTGATCACGGCTGGGCCGACATTCAACGATGTCGTCATGCTCATCGTGTCGAACACGTCAGCGGCGACGAACACGCGGATCGACTTTCGAGACGCGACTGCCGGGACGATCCTCTTTTCGTTGCAGTCGGTGGGTGGGGCGGCGCCCGTAGGGTTTGCGCTCCCCGTGCCTATTCCCCAGACCAGGCTTGGGCAGAACTGGACCGCGCAGTGTGCCACGTCCACAACGGATGTGCGGGTCTATGCGTTGTTCATTCGGAATCAGTAGGAACGACCAATGAGTCAACTAGTACGTATGGGGAGCGGCACGGGGCCTGGGTCGAAGTTCATGACCGAGGCCGTGATTGACGCGCAGCGCGGGTCGCAGCGGATGTCGATCTCCCCGCTCGACTACACGGACATGAGCGGGAACGTGTTCGGCTATTACTCGGCCGTCATGAGGACCGGCAACATGGCCGCCACGGTGGCCGCGAATGCGCCGCTGGCGTCTTTCCGCTGGACCTCAAGCGCGGCGGTGGCGCTGATTTTGTCGATTCGCTGGGCGCAGCAGCAGGTGACGGCGACGGCGACGGCGGTCGCTGGGTTCCCGGATGCTGAAGCGATCATCGCACGATCGTTCACGGCCTCGGATACCACAGGCACGGCGGTGGTGCCGTCCAAGATGCGGACCACGATGGCCGCCAGCATCATCGGCGACTTACGGGTGGCGACGACGGCGGCGCTCTCAGCTGGCACACGCACGCTTGACTCGGTGGGGTTTGCGTTTGCGTCGGCTGCGCTGAAGGTGTCGCCTGACATTGGCGCGACGGCGGCGACTGGCGTGGCGGTGGGAAACGGGACGCTCACACAGGATCTGTACAAGTGGGATCGGCTCGGTGGTCATCCGCCGGTGTTGCAGGCCAACGAAGGCATCATCCTGCGGCAGTCGTCAGCGGGGCCGGCGGCTGGCACCTACAACTTCATCTTCACGATCGAGTGGGCTGAACTGGCGATGTTCTGATGAAGGGCCTGATTGGGATGGCGTGCGGCGAGACGGCGCGGTTTTCCGAGCCGTACGACTCGCTGATGAATCTGGCGCGGCCGGCTGGCTGGTCGTTTCTCCAGGCGCGGTCCATGTCGATCGCGGAGAACTGGAACGCCATTGCCGAAGTGTTCCTGAAGGATCTAGAGGCGGAGTGGCTGTTCCTGGTCAATGACGATCACGTCTATCCACAAGACACGTTGCTGCGATTGCTGGCCCATGACCGCGACATCGTGACGGCGCTGTATGTGGGGCGGCAGCAGTTCGAGCCGATCATCGGGGATCACGTCTCCGAGGCGGGGGAGATCCATCCGCGCTATCTGTCCACCGGTGATCGTGGGTTGCAACAGGTCAAGTCGTGCGGCGATGGGGCGCTATTGCTCCGGCGGTCGGTGCTTGAGGCCATCCCGGCGCCACGGTGGACGCTCGGCACCTACGATGCGGCGGCCTGCGACCACGATACGGCGTT